ATGTCGTTGTCGTTGGTACCAACACGGAGTTCGGTTTCTAGCAAACGAGTTGCAACGAACTGTAGTGCAGGTGGAACGATCAACTTCTTGGGTTTAGCAGCGATCAACAGATCACGCTCGTCAGTCCACAAGCTGATTTGAATAACGGCGGCTTCCAAGGAAGTCTCGTTTAAGTCAGCTGGGGTTGAGGGAACGTTGCTGTTTGTGCCACCAGAAACCAAAGGATGCTGTGAGCTGAAGAGAGGAACGCCGTCACCACCGTTATAACCGGTAGTAAAGCCGTTATTCAATACAGCAGCAGCCTTAACTTGCTTGGTATAAGACATAGCACGAGCTAAAGCCTTGGTATAGCGAGCTGAGAGAGAATCATAGAGGTTGTCCTCAATTGCCTCTTCAGTCAAGCTAAAGCCGAGGGCGATAGTCTGATGGTTATATCGAGCAGTCCATGCTTCTTGTGCATTGTCATAAGCGATGGCGGAGCCTTCGTTCTTGACAGGTGCAGCACTAAAGCCGGACAGTTTGGTTTCTTCTTCGAAGGAACGCTCAGAGGTCTCTGTTTCATAGATCTCTTTGTGTTCTTCACCGTAACGGGCATACTCAAGACCAAACAAGGCGTTGAGGCCAGGTAATAGCTCTTTTAGGAGCTGTGCGCGGGAAATAGCCATTTAAGTAGCTCCTTATGCTGTGTAATCGTTGCCGGTAGTCGACAAGATTTGTGGATTGTTCAACTTCACAATAACTTCCGTGAAGGCCGTAAGGTTTGTTGCTGTCTCAGGAACAATAGCTACAGCCCGTAATGGGAGAGTAGCAGCGTTGCCTGTGGTAGTTGTTGGAACAACAGCAGAAATGGTAGAGTCACCAGTTGTTGTAGAGCCAGTACCTTGACGAACTGCCATGTTAACGCCAACTACAGACTGGTTAACAGTCGTAACAGTTGCGTTACCAGAGAAGGTCACAGCGGTTTTGAACTCAGCAACAGGATCAACTACAACATACGCAATAGCCGAACTAGCAGCAGAATTACCTGGGTAATACTGAGCTTGTACGGTTTGCCCTTGACTATTTACGTATTGAACGCCCATGAATACGCCATAAGTAGCGGTATTCGCGGCAGTTGATACGTTGGAAGTTACTACAGATTTTGCAATAGTCCCGTTAGTCACATACACGAGGTCGCCGTTGAAGATTGGGGTATTGTATGTTGATGCAATTGGCAATTGCTGCGTTGCACCAGCATAAGGCATACCGTCAAAACGGTTAATCGGTACTAGACCGTAGGGAGCTGTAACGGATGGATAAGCCATTTGTTCACTCCTAATTAATGTTAACTTTTACCAACGCTACTCGTAGATTTACTCTCTTTAAAGAGTGGCATCCGAGGGTCGCTTTGGCGCATAAGATTGTTGTCTACAGCGTCCGTCTGAGCTTGAGTCTGCTTGGCGTAATACGCATTACGTTCGGCAACAAACTCTTGGGGAGTCTTGCATAACAACAAACCACCGATCTCAATATTATCTTTATATCGACTATTGGGATCAACTAGCAGTTGAAATTTAGGTTGTTCTTCAATACGAACTGGCTCCCATCCTTCTCTCAATTTTGATGAGAGATTACGTGGATCGGCCTGATTCAGTGTTGCGACACGAACCCAGCGATAAGCATACCCAGCCTCTTTATCTGGCTCAGGGAGCATTTCCGGTTGCTGCCAACTGCTAGGGCGCTGCGAAATTGCACGAGTATCAAGCTCACGAGTTTTTTTTGCTACTTCAGCCATTTTGGGCCTCCAATTTAGTTAGTTCACGGGCGTATTGCTCAGGGGTTAATCCTAACTTTTTCGCAAGTAGGACTTGGGTTTTGCTCATACGAATCTTTTTCGGAGACGTACTGCGCGTTGCCGGAGCCACAACCGTACTAGCTTTGGGCTTCGTAACCTTAACGGGTTCTTCAGCGTCTACTTCTTCTTCCCCATCAAAATTTTCTGGGAAACGTTTACGCATTGTATCGTCAATACGTTTGTAATACTCATCAGACCCAGCGGAAATTCCACTGCGTACTAATTTCTCATGCAAACCTAGTGCCAAACTAGTCATTTCTTCATCTTGACCGAACCAATCGTTTCGTTTTTGCCAAGATAATGCCTTCGGATCTGGCGATACTATTTGCTGCTGTGGTATTTGTACTTCATTTTCTTGCTCTTGTAAAGCTGATTCATATTGCGGACGATAATTTTCTGCTTTATCCATCCGAATACGGGCGTTTGTGATCTTTTCTTGAGCTTCAACGAGCTTTTCAGCGTCGCCTGACTCATAAGCGGCCTTGAATTCAGACTTTGCTATGTCCAATTCACGCTCTGCAGCCTGTTTAACTGCGTCAACATAGACGGTTTCACCGCTGTGCAAGCGATTCTTGAGAAATTTGTTCTCTTCAACTAGCCGTTTAGCTATGCTGAGAGCTTCTTGTTGCTCACGTATGGCTGCCTCCTTCTCACGGCGCTCTTGGTGGTATACCTTTTTAGCCTCTTTAAGCGCCAAGTTCTGGTCATTGTTGAACTTTTCAAGTTTTTCTTCCTCTAAAGCCTCAACAACGGAGGGATCAACAGGTTTTCTGTTGCGGTCATTGACGGGAACGTCGTTTTCTACCTCAATTTCAATGTCATCCTCAGACGATGCTTGAACTTCAGGCGTTTGTTTAGCCTTCTTTTCTTCTAATTCATCTGGGAACTCAAATTCTTGTACATCCATTTGGTTTTCAGCCATTTTTTAGCTCCTTATACGAATTTACGTGAGATTCCGCGTGGATCTTCTACTACCGCTTCCACTGAATCATCGTTAATAATGCGGAATTCCCGACCATGAATAACTAGCCTGGTTCCTGCATTAGGTCTTACCAAGATAAAGTCGCCCTTTTGACACCATGGCCCAGTAGGATACCGATCTTTGTCCAAATAGCACTCAGGCCCTAAATCCACGACAAATAAAACCGTGGTCAAAAGTTCGTCATGCTTCATGGTTAGATCAGATTTAGCAATACCGCTTTCAAAGGTATCTTCTACTTCTGGGATAGCGCAAAGGATTCTATATCCTGATGGCTTGGGGAGCTGTGATGCTTTTTGCTCATCGTTTTTGTGCATCAATGCAGACAAATCTACTGCCTGACTTAAATCTACTGCCGTTTGATTACTCATCGGAGTCCTCGAAGTTTCGTACAAGGTCTGAAACAAATAGACGTGCGGTCAAAAGACCTTGAATTTCACCACACATCTTTTGGTACTCTGAGAAGTCTTTCGCAACCCCCGTACCCAAACTTTCCTGCAACCGCCCTACTTTCTCATCTATTTGACTCGTGAGATGAGATAGTGCTTTGTCCAACATCATTCACCTTTCTTGGCTTGCCCCTTCGTGGTACCAGCCATTTCTTTGGTTCTGGCGATCTCGACTCCAAGTCTCATGCCTTCTAACTGGTCTTTGGATTCCAGTTCGGCTTTGTCCTTGGCGACTTTAGCGCCTACTTGCATGCCAGCAATACGCTCCTGCGTGGCGATGCGCTCTTGCTCAATATCAAGTTGGTCAGCCTTTGCTGCGGCATCTACTGCCAGCTTTCTTTCCTTGAGTTCAACTTCCTTAGCCTTAAGAGCCAACTCTTGTTGTTGAATCTGGACTAATGGATCTTGCGCTGCTTGCTGTGCTTGTTGAGCGGCCATCTCGTTTTGATCTCGTTGCAACAGCTTCTGCGCTGCTGGTGCTGCTAGACGGGATATTTGCAACTCAACTTCTTTAGGCAACTTGTAATCTTCTTCTTCGGAGAATGGGATTGGAACGCCAATCATTTGCTCCATTTGACGGCGATATTCGTAACCAACGTGTTCTTGAATATGTGCCATCATTGATGCTTGAATCATCTGTGCCTGTGGGTTTTGCCCAATAATTGCGGCAATCTTAGGATCACGCATAGCAGACATATGAACCGTAATGTGTGCTTCGTGGTCTTGGTAAATAAATGCCTTTAAGGGTTTACCCTTAAGAGCATTCATATTTTCTGAGATCGGATCGGTTGGTTTTTGATCGTCTTCCATCGGTACTAGCTTGGCGGCGTTCTTAATCCCTAAGACTTCTAGCATTTGTCTGTGTAACAAAGGCAAGTTGTATAACTGGGGAGCTTGTTGCGCCAGCTGTAGAACGGCTTGGTACTGAACGATCTTCTGCGCCATTGTTGCGGCGTTTGGATCCGATACTGGGATAACGTCAACGTTGTCATAGTCAGACTTCTTAGCCCGTGGAGAGCCTTCGCTTGGTTCGTAAGCGTATTCTTCAGGGGTATAGTCCGCAATAATAACTTTGAGTAAACGGAACTCTTGCTTCATTGAATAGTGAATACGGGCTTGAACTGCCGACATCACTTTCAAGGTTCTTTCAAGGATTGCTAGGGTTGTCCCTACTGGAGACTGGCTAGACATATCGGAAACCTTGAGGTCTCCTGCCGAGGCAAAGCGACGGCCTTCTTCAACAATATTATTCAATAAGGTATAAAGAGTCTGGCTTGGCTCCTTATACGGCAAGGGCATAATGTTGTCCTTCATGGTGCCTGAAGGAACGTCTACGTCACGGAACTCACCTGGGGCAATTGGGGTATCGTCTCCCTTGACCCTTAGACCACGAGTCTTAAATCCA